GTGTATGGGATTGTTCTGAAGAATTTTACTTAGAAGGTAAAAGAAAAGTAGAGAAGGCAGTAGATATATTTGAAACCTTCTTTATTAATGGAGCTTCTTTAGATGATTATGTCTTGACAGGTGAATTATGAAAGAACTAATTGGTGACATAGACATTATAATAAATGCTATAGATATGGGAGATAATGAAGATGCTATTAAAATGCTCCAGGAGATACAAAGAGAATTAAAAATTAAACTATTACTATTATGAAAAAGAGAGCTTTAGATGTAGCAAGACAAGTAAGTAACCTTGCAGAGTTGAATCCATTTGACAATACAAGACAAAGAGAGTATGTAGAAGCTAGAGCTTTGATCTGCTTAATACTAAATAAATATCTTGGAATAGGATTATCTAGAATAGCAAACTTCTTCAAGGAGAATGAAAAGGATATGCATCACGCAACAGTATTACACTTAGTAAGAAGTTTTGATACTTACAAGTTCTACAACAAGAACCTAGACAAGTGGTTAGATATTATTGTAAACGATATTGATGATGTGGGAAATGAAAACAAAAGAATGTTAATTAAACATCGTATTAAGTATCTTACTAATAAAGACATAGATGAATTAGCACTTTACACAGAGGATATGTATAATAAAGTTCTACAAAAAGAAGAAACTCACTAAAATTTAATTTATTTTTCGATATATAGATATACAGTTTTGATTAATCAAGTTTTTTCAAGTTATGAGTACACACGGAGGTAAAAGAGAAGGTTCAGGTAGAAAAGCAAAAACAGAAGAAATACAGCTTATTGAAAAGTTGAAACCTTTAGAAGACTTAGCGTTTGAAGCACTTAAAGAGGGGTTAGAGAAAAAAGACTTTAAGTTTGTTCAGCTTTATTATAATTACTTTGCAGGTAAACCAAAAGAAACAAGGGATATAACTATAAACGAAGATGTACCTTTATTCATTGATTAAATGTTTTCAAAAACAGAAGCAGTAATAAAACTTAGAGAATTAGGTAGTAGAATAAGAATAGTAAGAGGAGGTAGTTCTGCAGGTAAGACTATTGCAATTCTAATGATACTTGTTGACTATGCTATTAAAAACAATAACAAAGAAATTAGTGTAGTAGCAGAATCTGTCCCACACTTGCGTAGAGGAGCTTTAAAGGACTTTCTTAATATACTTAAACAAACTAATAGGTATGATGATAGAAAGTTTAACAAATCAACTCTAAAGTATCAATTCAGTACAGGGTCTTATATAGAGTTCTTCTCCACAGATCAACCTGACAAATTAAGAGGAGCAAGAAGAACAGACTTGTTTATTAATGAGTGCAATAACATTCCTAGCTTTGAGGTGTACCAACAACTTGCAGTTAGAACATCTGGAACGGTGTGGTTAGATTACAATCCAAGTAATATATTCTGGGTAGATAAAGAACTAATAGGACAAGAAGATACAGACTTCCTAACATTAACATATAAAGACAATGACAGTCTTCCTACATCAATAGTAAAAGAAATAGAGAAAGCTAAAGTAAAAGCTAAGACATCTACTTATTGGGCTAATTGGTGGAAAGTATATGGACTAGGAGAGATAGGTAGTTTAGAAGGAGTATGTATTCCTGATTGGAAATATATTGATAGTATTCCTAATGAAGCTAGGTTATTATGTGGAGGATTAGATTTTGGATATAGCATAGACCCTAGTACGATTATCTTATTATACAAATGGAACAATGCTTACATATATGATGAGATACTATATCAAAAAGGAATGCTTAATAGAGACATAAGTAGATTTCTAAAAGACAATAGCATAACTACTCATCTATGGGCAGACTCAGCAGAACCAAAGAGTATTAGTGAGATCAGAGCTTATGGTCATAAAATATCAGGAGTTACTAAAGGCAGAGATTCAGTAGTCTATGGTATCAACCTAATAAATCAAAATGAAATCTATGTAACCTCCAGGTCTAAGAATCTAATCAAAGAACTACAAGGATATATATGGGCTAAAGATAAAGAAGGCAATAACATACAGAAACCTACAGGATCACATCCTGATTGTATTGATGCAGCTCGATATTGTTTAATGATGCAATTAGAGAATCCTAACAGAGGTAGATATACTATTCAGTAAAATATTTATTAGAAATTGTTAATAATTAAAATAATTGTTATATATTAGCTATGTAATTGCAACGAAGCAGTTATTTAAAAACAAAACTATATCTATATTAGATTATACTATACATTGTATACATTTTAATAAAACTAATAGGATAAGAGTTGAAGATTTAGAGCAAATTTTATCTGATTTAGAAAATAACGAAATCATAACTTTAAAATAAACAGAACAAATGACAATAGAAGATAAATTTAAAATTATAGATATAGAAGCAACCTTAAAAATGTTGTTAGTACATTCAGACCTTCTTGAATATCAAAAAGAATGGGTAGTAAAATCCTACAAACATATTTTAGAGTTAAAACAACAAAACGATATATAATGAAAGAGATATACGTTAAAAAGATAACTGCAAGTGCTTTAGAAATGCCTGTAGAAAAAAGAAAAGAATTAATAATAGAATTAACCAAATCACTACTAAAGAAATAATTATGTATAAGAAATTCCTAAAACAAGACCCTAATAACTGGAAATGGCTAATAGCTATTCACGTTTTTGTATATTCAATAATGTTAATTTTAATGATAGATTTATAAATAATTTAGTAATGTTTGTTTTGTTGAGAAAGGGGTAGCAGAGATGTTGCCCTTTTTTTTTATATATATGTCAAAAATAGTTTAGAAATTTCGATATATATATATGAAAGTAGAAATAAACGTGCCTAATGATTTAAAAGAAATCAAGCTGCACCAATATCAAAAGTTCTTAAAGCTCCAAGAAAAGAGTGTAGATGAGAAGTTCTTAGCTTCTAAGATGATAGAAGTCTTCTGTGGTTTAAAGCTAACAGATGCTCTTAAAATGAAAGTAGCAGATGTCTATGCTATTACAGGAATACTTGGAGATATGTTTAATCAGAAACCTAAGCTAGTAAAGAAGTTTAAAATGAATGGTGTAGAATATGGATTCATACCTGACTTAGATCAGATGAGTTTAGGAGAATACATTGACCTGGACACTTACTTAGGAGATTGGGAAAATATACATAGAGCTATGAATGTTCTATATAGACCTATCAATAATAAGTATTCAGAAAAATACAATATAGAGGAGTACAATATAGATCATCCTGAGAAGATGCAAAATATGCCAATGGATGCAGTTCTTAGTTCTGTGCTTTTTTTTTATCATTTAGGAATCGACTTGTCGAAAGCTATGATGAATTATTTGGAGGACAAACAGGAAACGAATTTAGTGCAATATCTCAATTCGGAAGCAAATGGGGATGGTATCAGTCAATTTACGGACTCGCTCAAGGGGATATTAGAAGATTTGAAAATATCACTAAGTTAAAGATGCACGAGTGTTTTATGATGCTATCATTTATGAAAGACAAAGCAGAAGCTGAAGCTAAACAATTTAAAAGTAAAATAAAATGAGTCAAGGAATAAGAGGTTTTTATCAATTAACAGAAACAATTAAAACACAACTATTATCTGATGAGAATGTAAATATTGTAACTACTGGAGATATAACTGAAATAGATTTATCTAAGCAAACTATATTTCCTCTGTGTCATATTATGGTTAATAGTGTAAGTACACAAGAACAGGTACTAGCATTTAATATAACTGTTATGGCTATGGATATAGTAGATGTGGAGAAAGAAGCTACTACAGATTTATTTAGAGGTAATAACAATGAACACGATGTACTAAATACTCAATTAGCAGTTTTGAATAAACTTGTTATGGTTCTTAGAAAAGGTGACTTATATACAACAAAATACCAATTAGAAGGTGATCCTTCTTGTGAACCTTTCTTTGATAGATTTGAGAATCAGTTAGCAGGGTGGGCTTGTACTATGGATATATTAATTGAAAATGATATTACTATATGCAGCTAAAACAAACTAAAGACATATTAAACAAATTTGCTAAGTATGTGATACAACAATCTCGTACTAATCTAAGTAAGAGTAAAAAGAATAGTTCTAAATCTCTTTACAATAGTTTAGATCATAAGTATAAGGTAGTTAATGGAGGAATAGGTATTCAGTTCTTAATGGATGAGTATGGTGTTTACCAAGACAAAGGGGTAAGAGGAGCTAATGCATATTATGCAGATAGAGCAACTTCACAGAGTCCATATAGTTTTAAAACTTCTTCAAAAATTCCACCAGTTAAAACTTTAGCTGATTGGGCAAAAAGAAAGAACATAAGATTAAGAGATGAAAAGGGTAGGTACTCAAAAGGCAATTACAATACAATAGGTTTTCTAATAGCAAGAAGTATTAAAGACAAAGGTATAAGAGCAAGTTTATTTTTTACAAAACCATTTGAAAAGGCATATAAAGATTTACCAAAAGATATAGTTAAAGGATTTATAAACGATATAGAAATAACAATAGAATGAGTACAATAATAAATGCAAGAAGTCCATATTATATAAAAGTAGAACCTGCTACAGGTACGCTTAGTTCAGCTTCAATGGAGTTGTTTATATATTCAGGAACTTTTACAACAGACAAACCTGGAACTCCACAGTACACTATAAGCAAAGATATTATAGGAACTAACAATTATGTTATATATGAGATAACAGAACTTATAAGAGATTATCTAAATACAGAGTATGCTAGTTTTGCTACAGATGGAGTATGGGTAGAAGCAGACATCACATTAACTAAAACAGTAGGAAGTGAAACACAGAACTTAGATTATCTTTCTTTTGATGGTTATGGCTATTTTGAGGATGGAGTTAATCCAAGAACTTTAATAGACCCAGTAAACACTTTAGTAGATTCAACAACTACAGGTACGACTACAGCTTATAAACTAATAGATAGTACACAAACATTTTTAACAAGTGTAGCAATAGGAGATACTGTTCACAATGATACAGATACTACACAAACTACAATAACAGCTATAGATAGTGATACACAACTTTCTATAAAGAATGATATAATGACTACAGGAGAAGATTATAGAATCATAGGTACTCCTAACTATACTCCTCAATATCTGCAATCAAATACTAAGATATATTTTAAACAAGGTACTGATATAGTATTTCCTGTATTTGCAGAAGCTGCACCATTAATAGAATTTATAAGTGATGGAGGAGCTAATGTATTTTGGGAACAAGTAGAAGATTTTTGGAACTTATATGATGTTAGTTGGGGAAATATTTTAAATGATATACAAGTAAGTGATTCTACAGACTCTACACAAAAGATAGTTTATATTAGAGTAACTCCTACAGACTCTTTAATTACAGGAGATACAATTATTATAACAAGTTCAGTAGGTACTTCACAAGTAACAACACTTACACTAGAAGCAGTATGTGAACCTAAGTATCAAGAATTACAAGTTATATTCTACAATAAGTTTGGAGCATTACAGATTATGCCTTTCTATAAAAAGTCAGTAGATAGTATAAATACAAATTCAGATAGTTATAAAAGAAACCTAATGGACTTTGCTACTGATCCTACATACAATACAGAGAAACATCAAATAAGACAGTTTCACGTTACAGGTAAAGAAGCAATAACAATGAATACAGGTTTTATACAAGAGAGTTTTAATGAGGTTATAAAACAAATGATGCTTAGTGAACAAGTGTGGGTAGATAATGGAACAGAGGTTCTACCAATTACTTTAAACACTTCTAGTTTACAATTTAAGAAATCAGTAAATGACAAGCTCATAAATTACACAGTTGATTTTGGTTATGCGTTTAATAAAATAAATGATATTAGATAATGCAGAATATTCAATTATATATTGAGGGTAATAGAATGGATATGTTTAAGGATGAGTCAGTATCTCTAACTCAAACTATTCAAAATGTAAAAGACATAGCTAAGGTATTCACAAACTTTACTAAGACATTCTCATTACCTGCATCTAAAGGAAATAACAAGGTATTTGAACATTACTACAACTTTGATATAGTAGATGGATTTGATGCAAGAGTCAAAAAGGATTCAACTATTGAATTAAACTATCTTCCTTTTCAAAAAGGTAAGATTAAGTTAGAGGGTGTAGATATGAAGAACAATAAACCTTATGCTTATAGAATAACATTCTTTGGTAGTATAGTAGATTTAAAAGATGTTCTTGGAGATGATACCTTACAAGCATTAGGGTGGTTAGATAACTTTAAAAAACCTTATAGTTCTGCAGGTATATATACAGGTCTAGTAAGTGGTTATGATATAACAGTAGATTCAGTTTCATATACTAAGGCTATGATAACTCCTTTAATATCACATACTACTAGACTATTCTATGATAGTACAAATCATACTGCAGAATATCCTGACCCTAATGGTGGAAATTTATTTGCACACGGTTCTGGTCAAGGACATCATCACGGTGTATATTATGGAGAGCTTAAATATGCTATTAGATTGCATTTAATTATTAAAGCAATAGAGGAGCAATATCCTCAAATAGAATTCACTACAGATTTCTTTAATACAAGTAATGATGCTTATTATGGTTTGTATATGTGGCTACACAGAAAGAAAGGAGATGTTAATGACCCTAATCAAGTTTTACAATTTGAAGAATATGTAGATTTTGGCTTAGATTCGACTATGACTAATGTGATAGCACAAGGAGAAGAAATAACAGTAACAGGACATACTGTTGGAAATAAACTACCTACTACATTATTTATAAGACCTAATTCTGCAGATACAAGCAGATATGAAGTAGAGGTAACTAGAGATGGTTCTACATTTGCTACAGGAAGTGCTGAGAACTCAGACTTACAATTAGATATGCGATTACCAAATGGAACATATAAAGTTCTATTAAAAGTAACAGAAGAATTTATATTTGGAGAAACAGGTGTAGAGAATGCAGTTGATTGGGAGTTTTCTGACTTATTAGCACTTGAATCACATACATTTGATGTAACACAGTTTACTGTTCCTGCTGAGTTTGAGTTTTTACCTACTAAGCAAATACCTACAATGAAAGTAATAGACTTTCTTACAGGTGTATTTAAGATGTTTAATTTAACTGCTTTTGCACAAGATGATGGTAAGATCAAAGTACAAACATTAGATAGTTTCTATAGTGGAGGTACGAGTTATGATATAAGTGAATTTGTAGATATTGATTCTAGTCAAGTAGATATAGCTCTACCATATAGAGAAATACAATTTCAATATAAAGGACTAGGAACTAAGTTAGCATTACAACACGAACAACTAAGTAATTCTGGTATAGGGTGGGGAACATTAGAATACAATGCAAATAGTGGAGAAAACTTAGATGGAGGTATATATACAGTAGAAGCTCCTTTTGAACATATGAAGTTTGAAAGACTCAGAGACGGTAATTCAACAACAACAACTACAATACAAGTAGGATGGTGTGTAGATGATAATGATGATGCTTATATTGGAGAACCTATTTTATTTTATCCTATATATCAACAGAATCAAGATGAGATTAGATTTCTAACAGGAGAAGATACAGGACAGAATGATATAAATGATTATTATATTCCAAGTAATAGTTTTGCTTTATCAACTAGTACAAGTGCAATAAACATAAACTTTAATGCAGAGTTAAATGAATATGAACCAGATGAAGATTTTACTGATACTCTATTTGATGATTATTATACAACTTATATAACAGATGTATTTAATATTAAAAGAAGATTGTCAAAGTATAAAGCATTCCTTCCATTAAAGATATTAAGAAACTACACATTAGCAGACAGGTTTGTAGTAAACAACAGAAGCTATAAGATTAATAGTATAAACACTAATCTAGGAACAGGAGAAAGTGAAATAGAATTATTAAACGAGGTATGATACAAAACATTTTAGAATTACTCCAAATAGTAAAAGGAGATACAGAAAACATAAGAATAGCTCAAGGTAAGTATAAACTTCCTGAAACATTTAGTGAAACATTTAAACAAATAAAAACAGAAATAAAATGGCTCAAAAAGTAGTAATAGATATAGATGTAAAAAGTGCAGAAGCTGAGAAGCAAGTTGAAAATTTAAATAAAGATTTAAAACAGACAGAGCAAGATATGTCTGCTATTGATGATGCAGGAGATAAAATGACTGGTGGTCTAGTATCTGGCTTTAAAGGTGCATTAAAATCAGTTAAGAGTTTTGCTAAAAGTTTAATGACTGTAAATGGTTTATTAAAAGCTAGTTTATTTGGTGTTATCGCATTAGCTATTACTTCAGTAGCTACAGCTCTTACTAATTCAGAAGAAGGTCAGAATAAATTTGCTAAATGGCTAAATCAAATTACAGTAGTTATAGGAAATGTAACAGATATTCTTGGAAACTTTGGTAATGCTATATTATCTTTTGTAACAGGTAATTTCGATGAAGCTGCAGAATCTATAGCTAAAGTAACAGAAGGTATTAAGAACTTTGGAGAAGAAACTCGTAAAGAGATAGCTATAGCAGGAGAGTTGTCTGATATGAGAGCAAAAGCTGATAAAGCAGAAAGAGATTTACAAGTACAAAGAGCTAAAGCAGATAGAACTAGAGCAGAATTATTAGAGAAGGCAGTAAATAAAGAAAAGTTTACAGTAGAAGAAAGAATTGCATTTTTAGAAGAAGCAGGAAGAATAGAAGAACAAATAACAAATAAAGAAATAGCTGCATCAAGATTAAGATTAGAAGCAAAACAATTAGAAAACTCATTATCTGCATCTACTAAAGAAGATTTAGATGAGGAAGCAAGATTAAAAGCAGAGCTTATACAATTAGAAACAGCTAAACTTACAAAACAAAAAGAAGTAACATCTCAAACTATAGCATTAAAAGCAGAAGAAGCTGCAGCACTTAAAGCTATTGAAGATGAACAAAGACGTGTAAAAGAGGAACAAGCTAAAATAGATGAGCAACTTATATTAGATGGTTTTAAAAAAGCTGCAGAAGCTAAAAAGAAACAAGATGAAGAAGATGTAAAAGCAGATCAGCTAAAACAAGAAAGAGATGCTAGATTATTAGCTATGGAGATAGATAATGAAAATAGAAGAACTGCAGCTAAGAAAGCATCAGTAGATGCTGCTATCTCATTATTTGGAGCAGAGACTGCTGCAGGTAAAGCTGCTCTTATAGCTAAACAAGTTATGGCTGCACAAGAGATGATACAAGAAGCAAGAAAGACATTAACCTTTTCAAGTTTAGTAGCTGCAAGATCAAGTGCTGCAGTTGCAGAAGGTACTGCACAAACTGCAAAAGTTGGATTTCCACAAAACATTCCAATGTTAATTGCTTATGCATTACAAGCAGTAGGAATAGTACAATCTATAAGTCAGGCAGTAGGTCAAAGTAAATCTGTAGCATCTTCACTAGGTGGTGGAGGTGGTGGTGGTTCAATACAAACTCCACAAGTTCCTTCAGCTTCAGCTCCTCCTGCATTTAATGTAGTAGGAACATCAGGTTCTAATCAATTAGCAGCTGCAATAGCATCACAACAACAACAACCTGTTAAAGCATTTGTAGTTAGTAATGATGTAACAACTGCTCAAGAATTAGACAGAAATATTGTCACAGGTGCAACTATAGGATAAAATACAAAATATTAATTTTAAAACGATATATAAATATGAAAATAGTAGAACTTATTTTAGATGAAAATGAGGAGCTAAATGGAATTGAAGCAATAAGCATTGTAGAGAATCCTGCAATAGAAGAAGACTTTGTTGCTTTAAAAAGTGATGAAATAAAACTAGCAGAAGTAAATCAAGAAAAGAGAATCTTAATGGGAGCTTTATTAATCCCTAACAAACCTATATACAGAAGGAGTGGAGAGGATGAATATTATATATACTTTTCCAAAGATACGGTTTTAAAAGCGTCCCAAATGTATTTAATGAAAGGCAATCAAAACAATTCAACTTTAGAGCATCAATATTCTCTAAATGGTTTGTCTTTAGTAGAAAGTTGGATAGTAGAAGATGATGTACACGATAAATCCAGGAAGTATAATATGGAAGTTCCTGTAGGCACTTGGATGGGTACTGTAAAAGTAAACAATGAAGATGTTTGGAATGATTATGTAAAGACAGGTAAGGTCAAAGGATTTTCAATAGAAGGCTACTTTGTGGATAAAATGGAAAGACCTAAAGATGCTACTATAAACGACTTAGCACAAATAGAGGAAGAAGAAGCAAAGGAATTACTATCTACTATTAGAGGTATTATAAAAGGAGACAAAAGAACTAAGAGTGGAAAGAAAATGGTAATGGAGTCTTATACAGATTATCCTGATGCAGTCAAGAATAATGCCAAAAAAGGTTTAGAACTTAATGAGAAAGTAAACAACAAATGTGCAACACAAGTTGGTAAGATCAGAGCAACACAACTTGCACAAGGTAAACCAATAAGTAAAGAAACTATAAAGCGTATGTATTCTTATTTGTCAAGAGCAGAAGAATACTTTGATCCAAGTGATAATTCTAAATGTGGAACTATAAGTTTCTACTTGTGGGGAGGATTAGCAGCAAAGAGATGGAGTGAATCTAAATTAAAAGAATTAGAATTAGCTTCTATGAAGATAAATGATGACTATGCTATAATAGATGATAGACTTGCATACTCCACAAAAGAGAAAGCTATAGAAATGGCTAAGGACTTAGGGTGTGATAAATATCACGAACACGAATATGAAGGTAAGATATGGTTTATGCCTTGTGAACAACACGAGCTTAAAAAACCTTGTCAAGCAGGATATGAACAATATGGAATGAAAAGAAAGAATGGAAGATTAGTACCTAATTGCATACCAATCAAATAATTATGGATGATACTACACATAATGCAAGTCCACAAGGAGGAAACAGAGCTTGTCTTTGTTGGGATAAAGAAACCTATAGTATAGAGTGTTGTGATGGTTCGTTACACGCACAAGGAATAGGAA